CTATGGAAATTGCTAAGGATGCTACAGCACAGCGTAAGATTGCATCGGACGAGTATACTAAGCGTTACGAAGCTCGTCAGAAGAAGGAGATAGAAGATAAGAAGATTGATCTCGAAAAGCAGCGTATGAAGCACGAGATGGAGCTGCAGAAGCAAAAAGATGATGCTGCTCTTGAACGTGAGAGAGTTAAAGCTCGAGCAGCTATTCGTAATAAAGTAAGTGGTGAGAAATGACACATGCTGAAGAACAAGAGCTTCTATAGCTTACTAGAGAAAACAATCAATTGTTAAAACTTATACTAAGATTAGTTTAGCATGACGGAGGTGATGACTTCATTACCAACGTCATTGCTAATCTTCTTAGCAATAGAATGGATGGATATGGGCAAAGATACAACAGCATTTAGAGAGCGGTTTAAAGCTTATAAGAACGGCAAGTCCGTATCTGAAATATATGATGCAGGACTTCCTAGATATGCAGGAGGTAAACCGGCATATCAAACGTTCATCGAAGAGATGGGGCCGGTTTTATTTCAAGAGATGGTTGCGCAGGGAGTAAAAAATCCGGAAGCTGCTTACAAAAATATGATAACGTAGCTTGCTTATGAAAGTAATTACGGACAGAGTAGAGTTGCAAAAGAATAGAATAACTTTGGCGGCGTAGGCTGGAATGGAAAGACTTATACTACATATAAAGACAAGTCCGACTTCGTGAGAAATTACGTCAGACTTATGAATAGTAGATACAAGAATGTAATTGCAGCTGATACATTATATGATTATGCAAAAGGGTTAAAAGGTCTTAATTATTACGAAGACTCCGTTGAGAATTACACTAGAAATTTAACTGGAATGAAGTCGTTCGCAAAGGCACTTAACGCCCATATGGCAAATAATCCAGATTTATATGTATTATAGCAAGTGAGTGCAAAACCAATGAGCCAAACTACAGCTGCAGAACTAAATGCTGCAAGTCAATTTTAGCCACCGACAGTAAATATAAAATCGGATTATTCTTTAAACAATCCTGCACCATCTAGTATATCATCTTGGAATAATCCAACGAGTCCTGCATTTAATACATCTGGATTATATGCACGTAGAGCAACTAATAATATAAATAATGTTGTTCAAGATATATTGTTTAATGATAAAGATGTATAGGACGCTCTAATGGATAATCTTTCTAATAATGTATTTGGAGGGAAACGCCTGGGTTTTAAGAATGTGAAGTTGCCTGGATATAAAGATGGTAAAATTGGACACAATGTATCTCATGCCAAAATAAATAACGACGGTACATTTACAGACGATTATACCAAGTTATTCGAAGATATGTATATTACTCCACAGAAAATAGATCTCAAACGCGGAAGCTATACATTGAATAACTTTCCATATTACATTCAACATCGCACTGATTGGGTGAAACCGTTTATGTCTTCCGGTACTAATGAAAAAGGATTAGAGCAACCGGCAATCGATCCATTTTTAGTAGCGTTAACAGGCGGTAGAATTTCTGGTGATTTGATTGGAGATGCAATTGGACTTGGAGCAGAGAAAGCTATATTACATGCTGCTACAACTGCAGCTAGATCAGCAGCAAAAACAAAAATAGGTAGAAGAACTGTTGAAACAGTAATGAGGACATCCAGTAATCCCACTCCTTTTGATAAAATTAAAAATGGTATAAAAACATTCGATAAAGATAGAACAAAAGCTGTATTGAATTATATATTTACAGGAAAACGCAACGGAGATTTTGGTTATTATAATTCCTTTGCAGAAGATCCAAGTCTTGCATATACTGGATTTGTTAGCGACAAGTTAAAGAAAACAGCAAATGATTTGGATGAAGCCAACATAATGTTACATAATCCGGAGTCAGAATACGGAGATGCAATAGATGCATATCTATACAATAAACAAATAGATCCTACATATGGATTTGATTTAAAGTCGATAGGTTATGGTTTCGGACCTCATGATTAGTATATTGCGTAGAATTATAAAAAAGTGTCAAAAAACATACCAGTATATTAGTCTCCAGTATAGACATTAGAGATTAAGATACCAGATTAGCAGGCATATAAAGTAAAACCGATAGAAACAATTGGCGACGAAGGATACATAAGAGGAAATTATTCAAACGACGGATTTGTGGAATACGATAGTGCTGGACACTTAAAATAGTTAGGATCGTTTGCAGGCGTACCTGTATCGAGAGAATAGGATATATGGAAATATCTACCTTCTGATTATAGTAAATATGCCACAGATTTACATGGAATAAAGAAACTTTTATAGATTATTGGAACAAATGCAGTTGATGCCGCAGGAACACCTATTATAGTTAGAACTCCATGGCAATATAATCCTTCGTATTCTAGGGAATTTATAGAAAAGTTTCCTGGATACTCAAACGGTAAGTCTCCCATACATATTAAACCGGCAAACCGTGGTAAATTTACAGCTTTAAAGAAACGAACAGGACATTCTGCTTCTTGGTTTAAAGAAAATGGTACACCTGAACAAAAGAAGATGGCAGTGTTTGCTTTAAATGCAAAGAAGTGGCATCATTAATATAACAAAATAAACTGTACAAATTATGAGAATATATGACGGAGCAATGCTACATGCAACAAATAAACAGAATGCAGCTCCAGGAGAACTTGGACAAGTCGTAAGTTTAGACTTAGGTGATGTTCCAGAAAAAGTAATAAACGATAAAGTAGCCCCACTGATTAAACAACTTGCAAATGTACTTAGTGAATATAAAGTATATCCTTGGTTATCAATGGGTTATCATGAAGACAACAATGAATAAATATATAATACACACCGCCATTTTATGTTCTGACGGTAAGGTCCATAGACTCAGTTACGATTTGATAAATCAGACTGAAGGAAGTATAGGGGAAATTGCCAGAGTATTAAAAGAAATTGAGAATATATTCCCCGATACACAATTTTGGGTTGATCAATATCCAGATAAAGATACAGATAATTTTATTAGGGTTTATGGTAACAATATTAAAGAATCACTAAAAGTGCCAAATGCTATTCACTAGATAAGTGAGATAGCGAGCCCTAGTTATTTTGGAATCAAATATACAGAGAATAAACTCTGAAACAAATTAACTTATATGTTATACGGAAGACCATTATTAAACGGCAAAATGTTTTACGCGCCTCAAGAATTCTGGTAGAATTTAGATAATGGGGAAAGTTACGCAATTGAAGTTATAAATAAACTAAACAGACAATGAAGTCTGAATAAAATAACTTACATATAATTATATGGCAAAGAAAAAGAATACAATTCCGAGCGGATTTGAAGGTATTCTTGATAATATCTTTACTAACCCTGAAGAGGGGGAAGGTGTTACCAATATCGATGAGATAAATACATTTGAGGATCCAATCGATGGTGAAAAGATACTTAATGAGCCGCCAGTGAAAGATCCTGAGGACGGCAACAAACCGGATCCAAATACACCGGATCCAAATGCACACGTGGATGATAGTCCGGAACCTCCGGTAACCGACAATCCCGAACCACCAGTAGATCCCAATCCGGATCCAGATCCTAACAATAAGCAGGATGACGATCCAACGCAAGATGACATCATTGAGGCTCAGCAAGTGGGTCTTTTCTTTGATGCTCTTGGAGAATCTCTCGGGTGGAATATGGATGAGATCGATGAGAAAGATAGACCTCTTACAGTAGATCAGCTTACAGATTATATGAAAGCTGTAGTGAACGAGAACTCCAAACCTGAGTACGCTGACGATCGTATACAGGCGCTCGACGAGTACGTAAAGAATGGAGGTAAGTTTGAAGATTTCTATCGTAAACAGCAAGAGGCTTTGACTCTCGATAACATTGATCTCGAAGACGAGAATAATCAAAAAGCAGTTGTACGTGAACTTATGCAGCGCAGTGGTTATACTGATGAACAAATTAATAAAAAGATTTCCCGCTACGAAGATAGCGATATGCTGTATGAGGAATCAGAGGATGCTTTGGATAGATTAAAGGCATTACGCCAGAAAGAAGTAGAAGAAGCTAAACGACAGCAAGAGGAATTGGCTAGACAGCAAGAAGAGCAATCAAGAGAATTCTTCAATACAGTTAGTAAGGATATAAACGAGCTTACTAACATTAGGGGTATAGCAATTCCTAAAGAAGATCGTAAGGCTTTGTTCGATTATATTTTCAAAGTGGATCAAAACGGACAGTCTCAATATACTAAAGACTTTAACAAAAATCTATCAAAGAATTTGATCGAATCGGCCTACTTCACAATGAAGGCTGACTCCCTTATATCTAGTGCAAAGAACACCGGAGAAACATCCGCTGCTGAAAAACTTAGGAAAATGTTAAGGCATAGTGCAAAGAATCATAGCACTTATAATGCCGATGATAAACAAAAGTCAGTAACCGACCTTATAGGTGGTATGTTCTGACGCACACAATTATAAATATATATGAATAATACTTTACTTAACAATCTTCAGCTTTATCGCGGACGTCGTTTCAGCGATTTGGTTGATGAGAACATGATTTCAAACGCACTGCTGACCAAGCCTCATGAGATTTCTGGTCTGCTTTCACTGGTATTTGGTACAAAGGATGATGGTATTTCAACTACCATCGACCTGCTGACTGGCGGTCTTGGTAAGACTATGATCATTGAGAACCGCGAGGTTGAGTGGGGTGTGCAGATTGATGGCGATCACGCAGTTAATATTCGTTGGGCAAGATGGAATGGCCAGGAAGTTACTGTTGCTAACTACGCAACTATTACTCCAGGCTTGAATAACACTCCTATTTATATTGCTATGGAGGAGCGTTGGTTTGGTCCTGGCGCAATTCTTTCATTCGACGATTATAAATTCCAGGTTCGTACTCAGGGTGTTCCCACTCAGGATGGTAGTTCTTGGGTTTATGAGTGTTATGTAGTAGATGGTTCACAGGCTGCTTATATTCCTGGTGAGTTCCTGCTTCCTGGTCGTCAGGTAAGCCGTATTGGTTCTGCTTACGAGGAGTACAGCGATGAGGCTGATATCATCAACTATCAGACTCCATTCAAGATGCGTAACCACCTGCAGACTCTCCGTCTGACATACAACATCACTGGTGACGCATACAGCACTGTACTGGCTATTGCACTGACAGATCCCGAGACCGGTAAGAAGTCTTATCTGTGGTCTGACTATCAGTACTGGAAGGCTCTGCGTGAGTGGAAGAAGCGTGAGGAGACAGCTCTGCTGTTCTCTAAGAGCAACCGTCTGAGCGATGGTACTTATATCAATAAGGGTACAAACGGACGTCCTGTTCCTACGATGTCTGGTCTGTTTGAACAGATTAGCCCAGCTAACATCCGTTACTACACTAAGCTTACTGCTGAGCTGTTTGAGGATTATTTGTTCGATCTCTGCTACAACATTCTGGGTACCAATGAGCGTCGTTTCGTTGCTCTGACTGGTGAGATGGGTATGCGTGAGTTCGACCGCATCCTGAAGGATAAGGTAGCTAGCTTCAACATGTGTGAGAATATCTTCGTTACCGGTAGTGGTCAGAATCTGACTCTCGGTGGTCAGTTCACTACTTACAAGATGACGAACGGTATTGAGCTCTCACTGAAGCGCTGTCCTATGTTTGACAATATGGAGCTCTTCCGTCAGCTTCACCCGCTGACTGGTAAGCCACTGATGTCTTACACCTTCTTGTTCGTTAACATCAGCAACTTCGACGGTCAGTCTAATATCGTTAAGGTATGTCGTAAGGGTCGTGAGTTCGTACAGTGGTATACTGGTGGTTCTGTAGCTCCCAACGGCTACGCTAACAGCATCAACACTCTGCGTTCTAACAGCCGTGATGGTTACCAGGTACACTTCCTCGGTGAGGTTGGTATTATCGTACGTAACCCGCTGTCTTGCGGTATTCTGTACTGCGATGCAGAAGATACTGAGATTTCAAACGACGGTATCTGATCATTATAATAAACAAATAAGTATTCGACGGGGGTCGAAAGACCCCCTGTTCGATACTCAACATACTAATGTAAATTATGGTAGTTGAACTTAAAATCAAAAAGAAGAATCCCTGGATCGGGTTGATTAAGTATAAGAATTGTTTTGATTATATTGCTCCTTATTATACACGTTCCGGGTCGATATATACGGGTCTCACCCCAGAAGATGAGAGATATTTTGAAAAAGCTTTAGGTTACGAGGAGGGTCATCTTTCAAAGACATCAGATTTTTGGACAACCTTCTCTGTAAAAGTTGGTGCACGTACATTGTTGCTCGACGATTCAATTCCTCGCCAGGCTATGATTATCAAGTTCCTTACTGGTCATAAAAGAGTGGCTACATCACTTGATAAGCTTGACGCAGGTAAGGATTATCTTTTGATCAATCGTGAAGCAGAAGCTATTGAGCAGAACAAGCAGAATAAGCTTCGTCGTGATGCTATCAAAGAGTTTGATTCACTTAGTCTTGAGCAGATGCGTAAGTGCCTGCGTCTGTTTGGTATGAGCGCTGATCGCATGTCTAATGAACTTGTAGAGTCTACACTGTTTAATCTTGTTGATAAGAATCCAAAGAAATTCTTTGATAAGTGGGTTAACAATAAGGCGAAAGAGACAGAGTTCTTGCTTGAGAATGCTATTGCTAAGGGTGTTATCCGTAAAGATAAGACGCATTACTTCTACGGAAGTGATATGTTTGCAGATACACTTGCAGATGCCATTGCATACCTCGATAGTAAGAAGAATCAGGATCTAAAGCTTTCAATTATTAACGAAGTAGAAAATAAGTAATTCGTTGTATTGCGGTTTATTTTCACAACTATTAATTTTTATACTATATGATGTTTTGTGGTTCATTAAAAAAATGCGAACTTAATAAATGCGGTTTGTGTGATAAACCGTGTAAACGACCGCTGTGTAAGCCGTAGTGTCCGTGTATTAAGAAAATAGAGGACGTAAAAGAAGATCTCAATACGCTTAAAGGTGATGTAGACAGAAATAAGCAAAAGATTGAAAATAATTACAATCTATTAAACGACGCAATTTCAGATCTTGCAGAAAAGCATGCGCATGATCATAATTATGTATTAAATTACATTGATGAGAAAGATGCCGAAAATGATTATCTCCTCGAACAAGAAATAATTCGAGCTAAAGCTGCCGAATAGGATATCGATGATAGATTGGCTAAAGAGATAGCAGACCGTATTGAAGATGTCAATAATGAAGAAGATAGAGCTACTGCTGCTGAATGGACACTTGACGCTAAAATCGATCAAGAGGTTGCCGATAGGAAAGCCGATGTTGATGCCGAGGAGAGTAGAGCTAAACAAGCTGAGAATGATCTTAGCGATAGACTTGATTAGGAAATACAAGATCGTATAGACGATGTAGACGCTGAGGAAGATAGAGCTAAAGCTGCTGAACAAGATTTAGACGATAGACTTAGTCAAGAGATTGAGGATCGTATCGCAGATGTAGATGCTGAGGAGAACAGAGCAATTACTGCAGAAACTAATATCACTAATAATTTAAATTAGGAGATACAAGACAGAATAGACGGCGATGATATTCTTCAACAGAATATAAACAATCTTGAATAGAAGCACGACCAAGATATTCAAGATATGAACGATCACCTAGATGACATTCTTGGTATCGATGCTCAAGGTATTAGTGAGATTAAAGCTATCCTTTCTGATGACGATACTACAACCGGACTTATAACAGAACTTGCGAAGAAAGCAACATAGGCTGCATTATAGGAAGAAATAGATAGGTCTACTGGAAAAGACGATTCTCACGATGCGTCTATTTAGGATCTGTAGGACAATAAAGCCGATAAGTCAAATATGACTGCGGGAACTTACAGAAGTGTTACAGTTAATAACCAAGGTATTGTTACTGCAGGAACTAATCCTACTACTATTGCTGGATATAAGATTTCTGACGCCAAAATAGAAAATGGTACGATTACGTTAGGAGAGAATAGCATTACTCCTCTTACACAACATCAAGATATATCAAGTAAAGCAGACTCTGCAGATGTATATACAAAAACAGAAGTTGACGATATAATTAATGCAATAAAGAGAAGACTTGATATTCTTGAAGGATATTGGACGTTGAATGATACTACAAATAGACTTGAAACTTCGTACGTAATAGAGCCAGAAGGCTATAGATAATATAACAACGAGATATGGCGCACAACGATATATATACAAAATTCATGATTGAATATGACAAAGCCAACGTTACTTCGTCATATCCGTCGCTTACAAAATTTGAAACTGCTACAATTCTTAATAAAGCTTATTTAGCTTTGATAGCTCAAAAGGTTACCGGTAATAATGCAAGACGAGCTCCGTTTGAAGCTGATATTAAAGCTATATCGGATATACAGGAGCTTATTACATTTGAAATAATAAATATGGAGGGTACACATCCATCCGTAGAAAATTCTGCTGTATATGACTTGCCTAGCGACTTTTTATATTACGTTTCCGGTATGATAAATTTATCAGGCACTCTTAATCCTGTTACATTAGTAAGTCATGAAGTGGCTTAGAAATTCAAGAGATCTTCTACTAATATACCTTGGATAAAAAATTCAGTTGCTTATATTGAAGGAGGCGCGCTTGTAGCGCTATATGATAACTATCTCAATAACCCAACTGGTCTTAAGGCACCTGGACAATTTCATATAACGTATATAAAAGAACCAGATAAGTTTACAGAATCGTTTGAAGGTACATTTGAGCTTAACGATACAATGGCAGAAGAATTAATATCACTTGCCGTTCTGTTTGCTCTTGAGAACGTAGAATCTACAAGACTGCAGAGTAAGGCACAAACAAGAGGACTTGAAGCATGACACTACCACAAACTAGACAATTGGGCATAGAAGTTGAGCGCAGGCTTCAAACTATTCTGCCAACGCTTAAACTTGAGAATAAGATAGATACAGAAGATATCTATGCGTTTCTCAATCAATTTCAGAAGTAGTATGTAGATCAGCTGTATAGATAGAACGATCAGGTTGAATCTGGCTCCAGAACAGCCGTTCTAATCGAAGATCTTATGCACACATTAACAACTCACAGTACACGTACAAACGGCGCAGCAGATGGCTCGCTAGACGTCAAAAACACTACGTTTACGTTTCCTAATGATTATTACGCATATGTACGTTCTGTATCTGATGTTACTGGTACATACAAAGATCCAAATATATCTGCAAAGCTGTCAAACATCCTCGTTAAACAGCCAGATGCAAACGCTGTCATAAATCAAGCATATGATCAACACAGGATTCTTAGAAATCCAGTTGTAGTGCTTGAGTCTGACGGGATTAAGGTAATTCACGATGAGTATACTACAATAAACAATATTGATCTTACTTATATAAAATTGCCCGCAGAGTTTAGTATTCTTACTAATACTGCGTGCGAATTGCCGATGGAATGTTTTAATGATCTTGTTGCCGGTGCTACAGATTTGTACATAAGACATCTTACAGCCACACAACCTAAACAACAACGTAGACAAAAAGAGGAGACTGAAGAATGACAAACATTGAAATAATTGCTAATTTTGAGCGTGAGATCAATAAGATCAACGATGCTGTCAATAAGCCAGCCACTGAAGATTCTTTGTTCTGGTTGAATTAGGGTATTGCTAAATTCGTTAAGCTTAGGTTTAATGGAGATTTTATACATCGTACTGGTTATGAACAAACTGAGAAGCGTAGACAAGATCTCATTTCTCTTTTCAGAACCGTATCATTCCCAAGTGTTGCAAAGAGCAGTACACACGCAAGCTATGATGAATATACTGTAAGTTATCCTGATGATTTCCTTTACGCTCTCAACGAAGATGTAACTATCGATTCTGTTGACGGTGGACATGAAATGGATACGTGTGTGTTTGAGTGTACTCAAGATAGTTTTATGTATAGAATAAATAATAGTCTTACTGACTTTCATTATAAGTATCATAGAGCTAGACCATTGCGTATTCGTTTTGACAACGGTTGTAAGCTTCTGACAGATAAGAATTATACAGTTAAATCCTATACTTTAGGCTACTTAAAGAAGCCTACTGAACTTACACTTGACAATCCGCGTGCTGAATATACGGATTTCAAGGATGAAATAATGTACGAGATTATTAAGATGGCTGCTCAGATGTATATTGAGAATCAAGGCGATCAAAGATACCGTACTATAACAGATTAGGTTGTTACGCAAGAGTGATGCCTATAATAATTTTAACGTGGAAACCCCAGCTGGTTAGGTCCAGACATTGAAATATAGGGGGAGTAGAAAAAATTAATTTAAATTATGATTACATACGTAAATACTGTACTTGTTAGCAATCTTGCTACTGGTGCTGTGCTGAATGCTGCTCCTGCTGCTGCAGCTTCTATTAATGCTGCATCTGCTGATGCTGGTAAGTTTATCATCATGAACTGCGACGAGAATGTTGCAGCTAACAAGATTTATGATGTTACCGCTGCTAATGCAGGCGATATCAACACCATTAAGATTGGTATCGTAACAAAGAAGAATGCTGTTCTTCGCAAGCAGGATGGTACTGTTGAGTACACTCCTATCATCAAGTGGTCTAACGAGATTAAGGCTGCCGATATTAAGAGCCTGAAGGATCTGACATATACCGCAGATACTGAGGATGTTGTTACTATCGACTTCTCTAACCTCGATACACAGCTTGAGAACAAGTTTGCTGATGGTGGCAAGCGTATCATCGTTCGTCTGACATTCAAAGATATGCCTCATCGTTTCCGCAAGTGGACTGAGTCATATGAGTATGTTACCGAGATTGGTGATGATGCAGCTTCTATCGCACAGAACATTGCTAATAAGATTAATGGAGAGTGGAAGCGCGCTCGCGTATCTGCTACAGGTACTGCTTCTAAGGTTATCCTGACAGCACTGCCTTACGATGATGACGACAGCGTTGATTCACTCAATTGGGCCAATAAGGTTCGTTTCAATGCTAATGTTTATTACACCGATCCTGCTGCAGACGGATGGGAGTCAACAAACAAGCATTTCCCAACAGGAGTAACGATTGATAAGGTTCCTGGCAAGCAGTATCCTGCTTCTGCTAAGTTGGTACGTGACCGCGAGTCTCAAGCTATGGGTTATCTCGGAATCCTGAACCGTGGTGAGGGTACTTGGCCTATCATCAAGCCTGCTATGGAGACTGATCTCACAGCTCAGTACGATGCTATTACTCTCGAGTTCGAGAATATGTATCGCGCAGCTGATGATATCTTCCGTAAGACAAAGCAGACCGTAGAGGTTTATGGCATCACTG